GGCGGCCGCGGGCCGCCTTTTTTTTGCCCCAAACATACGGAAACACAACTCCCTGTATCAAAAGCCGCGGCCTACTGGTCCAGATCTGATTCAGGTTTCACGTAGGGCCGCGATCCGCGCACCTAGATCCCCTGATCAGGACAGCCAGCAAATAACCCAGATCCCCTGATCAGGACAGCCAGCAAATAACCCAGATCCGCGGGCCCAGATCCGCTGGCCCAGATCTGCAGGCCCAGATCTGCAGGCCCAGATCTAACTGGTCCAGATCCGCGGCGCGGTAATTTAGGCAGCATTTTTTTGAGCTGCCTATAATCCAGATCCGCGGTCCGCGGTCCGGGGTCCAGCTGGTCCAGATCCGCGGTCCGGGGTCCAGCTGTTACTGGTCCAGATATTAATATTTCCGGCTACTGGGCCGGGCCTTTTTGGTCCAGATCCGGACCTGCAGAACCCCGGAAAACTGGCCGGGACCCCCGGGCCAATCGAGGCAAAATTCGAAAATTGCAAAATTCATTTAAAAATCCGCGGCGCAAAGTAGGCGGAGCTCGAAGCGGGGGCTTGTGCAGGTTTTTCACGAACAATGATGCAGAAAAATCATATGAAAAAATGGCCAAAAAAAATTATAAAATGGCCAAATGTTGATATGCGACAAATCCTAGAAAATAGAATATACTTGGAGTCCCGTGGGGCCCCCTAAATAGGATCATTTTTATGGAAGACGAAATTGTAAAACTTGACGGTTTTGACTCGGCTATCGTGGGCCGTTGTCGGAGTGCCGGTATACCCGATGTTTTGATTTATGATGTTGAGAAGTGTATAGATGTTCTTGTTTCGCGTGACGGGATGTCTAGGCAGGATGCTGTTGATTTTTTTGACTATAATATTTTTAACGCATACTACGGCCCGGGGACCCCTATATTTATGACGGTTTACGAAGATGACGATTGATTCTGAGCTTGAGGATAGGCGGTTAAAGCTGGAGTTACGATTAGCCCAGCTTGAGCGTTTGGAGCGGTGTCAGAATAATTTTCTGCCGTTTGTTAAGTCGTTGTGGCCGGAGTTTATTGCTGGGACCCACCATAAGATTATAGCTGAGAAGTTGGAGCGGGTAGCTCGTGGGGAGTTGAAGCGTCTGATTGTGAATATGCCGCCGAGGCATACGAAGTCTGAATTTGCCAGTTTTTTGTTTCCTGCGTGGATGGTTGGTCGTAATCCGGCGATGAAGATCATTCAGGCGACGCATACGACGGAGTTAGCGGTTAACTTTGGTAGGAAGGTAAAGAACCTTCTGGACAGGGAAGATTACTTGGAGATATTTCCGGATGCAAAATTATCCTCTGATTCGAAGGCTTCTGGCCGTTGGGATACGGTTAGGGGCGGTATGTATTATGCTGTTGGGGTGGGGTCTAATCTGGCTGGCCGTGGTGCTGATTTATGTATCATTGACGATCCTCACTCTGAGCAGACGGCTATGTCCACCACTGGTTTTGATGATGCGTGGGATTGGTACACAGGGGGTCCGCGGCAACGTTTACAGCCCGGAGGGGCGATCATACTGGTAATGACGCGGTGGCATGAGAAGGATCTGACGGGTCAGTTAGTTCGGTCCATGGCCCGCGATCCTTTGGCTGACCAGTGGGAAGTTGTTGAATTTCCTATGGAGTTGCCGTCTGGGGAGCCGGTTTGGCCGGAATATTGGAGTTTGGAGGATTTGACGGCGGTTAAGGCGTCGATACCGCCGAGCAAGTGGAACGCGCAGTACCAGCAGAATCCGACGGGTGAGGAGAACTCGATTCTGAAGCGGGACTGGTGGAAGGTATGGGATAAGGACAGGGTCCCGCAGTTGGAGTATGTTATTCAGAGTTACGATACGGCGTTTTCGAAGCGGGAGACGGCGGACTACAGTGCCATTACCACGTGGGGTGTGTTTTATCCGGACGAGGACAAACGGTCGCCTAATTTGATTTTGCTGGATTCGAAGAAGGGGCGGTGGGATTTTCCGGAGTTGAAAGCGGTGGCGTATGAGTTATATAAGTTCTGGGACCCTGAGACGGTAATCATAGAGGCGAAGGCCAGTGGTATGCCTTTGACGCACGAATTGAGGAATATGGGGATACCTGTGGTAAACTTTACGCCATCAAGGGGTAATGATAAGCTATCGAGGGTTCATAGTATCGCACCGCTTTTGGAGAGCGGGATGGTATGGGTTCCGGATGCCTCTTGGGCCGAGGAGTTGGTTGAAGAGTGCGCCGCGTTTCCTAACGGTGAGCATGACGACTTGGTGGATAGTACCACGCAAGCATTGATGCGATACCGTCAGGGGAACTTTGTTCAGTTGCCTACAGACGATTGGGATGACGAAGAAGATACGCGGGTTAAGGTTGCCTACTACGGATAAGATTTATGAACGAAGAAGCCATATATAATTATTTGGTAACTACCGGAGCAAGTGTTCCGGAAGACCAGTTTGGTTCCTTTTACAATTCGTCATTAGCTTGGGCTAAAAGCAAAGGTTTAGATCTAAATGATTTTAATAATGCTGTAGCCCGGTATTACACCTATCGTGGATTTCAGGGTCCCGATGTAGTGGGTTTTATGCGTGACGATGCTTCAGGCAAAGTTACGTTTAATCCTGCCGCGGTTTCTCCATCAGATACTACTTTTGGTCTTATGACCGGGAAACGTGTCGGTCAACCTGATTATTCAGGTGGCCAGAAAACCGAAGAAGATGGTGACAAGAAAACCGAAGAAGATGGTACACCTATCAGCGTGATACCGCCTATGTTGACTTTGGCGGACATACAGGTTGCAGGTCGTCCGTTGATGACTGCAGAAGAAAGGGCGCAGTACCTGCCTAAAAAAGAATTCCGCTGGTGGGAGATACAGCAAAAACCGGCATATAGTCCTACACCCGGACCATTTTTACCGGAAGGTGCTTTTAAACCGTTGCCTACCCCACAACTTCCGACAGATACTGGGGGAGGTAATGGTGGTAATAATGATAATAATGATAATAACCCAAATCCGCCATTGTCTCCGCAAGATGTCATTGCAAGTATAGTTAGCACCTCACCTCGGGGAGAGATTGCGGCCCAGCGCATTACCGATTATGCCGCCTCACAAGGTTTGTCTTCGGCAGACATTGCCGGTGCCCTGACTCCGAATATTACATCAAAGTTTGGCCTTTCCGGTCCGGTGACCGCGGACCAAGTAGCGGCGTACACAACTAAAACAAATATGTCCATTGATCCCGCCTCACGGATCGCGGACCCTACTAAACGGTTGCAGTCTTTAGCGACCAATGCAAGTGCGGTGGGTAAAGGTGACTATACTGAGCAGGAACGTGCCTTCCGTATAGTGGATGAAGCGCGTAGGCAGGGTTTAAATTTAAATCAATTGGCTGGCGTGTTTGGTGTTACGCCGGAAAAGGTGACAAAAGTGGCAGGTAGATTAGGCGTAGATTTAGCCGGTTTCGCAAACGGTGGTGAGGCTTCCGGTGGCATAGGTGCTATGTACGATAAGGTTCGTAACTTCTTTCAGCCGAGCTTTGAAAGAAACTTAGGTCAGATGACCGCGGAAGACATCGAGCGGATGACGGTTGATCAGGCTAAAAATGCTATGACCACGTATGAACGGATGATGCGGGAAGCGGGTCAAGATGAGGAAGCCATTCAACGCGCACAGGATCTTTACCGCATGGAAACGCAAAACGTTTCTGATGATGCGTTGATGAAAGCGGCTGAACAGTTGCGTATGGAACGCAATCAGTCTGGTACGGCTCCTTTTGCGATGGGCGGGGTTGTTGACGATCGGACCGCGGCCCTTAACAGCCGTTATGGTGGTTTAGGTTCTATGAGTGGACAGATGGGTAATATGATTAACCCTGACATATTGTCGTCACTTGACCGCATCATGGACCGTCGTAGAGGTTAATTATGGCTGAGAATAACCGCCCGGTAGGCTCTTTAATGGATCGCATTACTAGCGATCCTAATCTTATGAATGCGATAGACGACATTGAGATTGAGGCTCCGGGTACGTTAATGATGTCTGAGACGATGCCGGAAGGCATTGAGATCGAGATGGACGAGGAAGGTGGTGCCGTTCTTGATTTTGATCCGATGGCGGACAACATAGACGAAGGTGACTTTTATCGCAATCTAGCGGAAGAGTTGCCTACATTTCAGCTAGGATCTATTGCTAACGACTTATTGTCTGAGTTTGACTCTTGCAAGTCCTCTCGTAAGGATTGGGAAGAAACTTATTCGAAGGGCCTAGATCTTCTTGGTTTCACGTACAAAGAGAAAACCGAGCCTTTTAGGGGCGCGACTGGGGTAACTCATCCGCTTCTTGCCGAAGCCGCTACGCAGTTTCAAGCACAGGCGTTCAATGAACTGTTGCCGCCGGGTGGTCCTGTGCGCACTGCCGTCATTGGTGCTCCGGATAAAGAGAAATCAGAGCAAGCACATCGAGTCAGGGAGTTTATGAACTACTACCTGACCAACGTGATGGAAGAATATACGCCCGAATTTGACCAGATGCTGTTTTATTTGCCGCTGGCCGGGTCCACTTTTAAGAAGATTTACTACGACGAAACCATGGAACGTGCGGTAAGTACGTTTGTTCCTGCAGAAAACCTTGTTGTTCCTTATGAAACCAGTAGCCTAGAAACATCCTGTTTAATCGCGCAAGTTGTTCCGATGTCCGCGAATGATTTACGCAAGAGGCAGGTTTCTGGGTTTTATTTGGATATTCCGGTTACCCCGGCTCAAGAAGCAACTAACGATATAACCCAAGAAATCGATAAAATTCAAGGGGTTACTCCTTCTAATCTTAATTACGACTGTACGCTAATAGAGTTCCACGTGGAACTTAATTTAGCGGGATTCGAAGATATGGACGATGAGGGAGAAGAAACCGGTATAAAACTGCCGTACATAGTGACCGTAAGCCAAGATAACGGGCAGGTCCTTGCGATCAGGCGTAATTACCGGGAAGACGATCCTTTGCGTAACAAAATACAGTATTTTGTGCATTATAAGTTCCTCCCGGGGCTCGGCTTTTATGGCCTTGGCCTAATCCATACGATAGGCGGCCTATCTCGCACGGCTACAGCGGCTTTAAGACAGCTTATTGATGCAGGCACGTTGTCCAACTTACCGGCTGGCTTCAAGGCTCGTGGCCTTCGCATACGTGAAGACAGCGAACCCCTACAGCCCGGTGAGTTCAGAGATGTTGATGCCCCGGGAGGCACCATACGGGACAGCCTGATGCCTTTGCCGTTCAAAGGTCCAGATAGTACATTGTTCAATTTACTGGGTTTTGTGGTAAATGCGGCGCAACGTTTCGCAACCATTACAGATCTGAAAGTAGGTGACGGGAATCAGCAAGCCGCGGTGGGCACCACAGTAGCTATGCTGGAGCAGGGAACCCGCGTAATGAGCGCAATACACAAGCGTTTACATTATGCGATGCGGATGGAATTTAAGTTACTTGCGCGAGTTATGGCAGATTATCTGCCGCAAGAGTATCCGTACTCTGTAGAGGGCGGCGATCAGAGCATTATGGCCGCGGACTTCGACGACAGGGTAGATGTGGTTCCAGTATCTAATCCAAACATATTCTCTCAGGCACAACGTATTGCTTTGGCCCAATCTCAGCTTGAACTAGCTATGCAAGCGCCACAGCTACACAATCAGCATGAGGCGTTCCGGCGTATGTACGAAGCTCTTGGAGTTCGCGACATTGATAAAATACTGCGAGCGCCACCAGAACAGGAACCGGTTCCAAAAGATCCGGCGCAAGAGCATATTGATGTTCTGGATGAGATCGGATTACGAGCGTTTGAAGGTCAGGATCATCAGGCGCACATCATGGCGCATTTGACTTTCATGGCATCAGGCGTGGTTCAAGGTATGCCAGCTTTTGCTATGTCTCTGCAAAAACACGTTCTTGAGCACGTAAAGATAAAGGCTCGGGAACAAGCCGCAATGACGTTTATGCAACAGAATCAGGGCCAACCCGCAACGGAAGAACAGATGCTGGATATAGAAACTATGACTGCCCAGATCATAGCGCAGGATATGCAGAACATCCGCCAGATGAGCCAGCAAATTATGGGTGGTGGTCAAGGACCAGATCCATTAATTGCCTTGAAAGAACAAGAACTTAACATAAAGGCTCAAGCCACACAGGCAAACATAGCCGAAGGCCAAGAAAAGTTAGATCTGGAAAGGCAGAAAATGGTTGAGAGAAGTCGTCAGTTTGACGAGCGCCTAGATAGCCAAGAACAGCTTTCCAGAGAAAAAATGCAAGCATCTACCCAGCGCGAAATAATGCGTTTAAACGAGAAAAGAGGGCAATAAAATGAGTTGTGTAAAAATAGTAACCGGTATGCCCGAGGCTCCCGCCGCTAAGAATTACGCGGATATAAAGGGCCAAGGTAAGATTCCATACGCTAAAACTGTTGTGGAGAAGACCCCTAACATTGGTTCCGGCATCATGGTAAAAGGCAAAAAACGTGGTATGGGTGCCGCAGAAAGAGGCGGCAATTATAGCTGTTGTTAGGTGCCACTATGCCATTAAAGTCAGGCAAAAGCCAAAAAACAATTAGTTCAAACATAAGTAAGTTGCGAGATGAAGGCTATAAACAGGATCAAGCTGTAGCTATAGCCCTTAGTAAAGCAGGGAAATCGCCAAAAAAAATGTCAAATGGAGGTCCTGTAAAAGGATTTAGCCCGATTGTTCGGGTAAGACAACGTTTTCAAGGAATATACTAGGCGCATCTTGCTTTTTTTCTTAGGGAAAAAGCATGATAGAAGTAGCCGCCGCATTGTCTGTGGCAAATGCGGCTTTTAATGCCTTGAAAGCGGGCGTTGAGCGTGGAAAAGAATTGCACGAGATGACGAGCTCGTTAACAAAATTCTTTGACGCCAACGAACAAATACATGAAGCAAGGATAAAAAACCAAGAAACGTCGGCTACAGTTAAGTTTTTAGCCGGGAAAAG